TCGCATGGCACGCAACGAAAGACAGGCCAGCACGTAAACCAGTTGAACGTGAAACCTTTGAAGAAGATTTGCCCTACGGCTGCATGGCTTGGCGAATTCATCAAATGGAAGATCGCTTGGCGTTACAGAACAACGATGGTTGGTAATGAACCCGAATAAAGAACTAGATCGATCCAGACTACTGAAAGCAATTCAGCACTCCACAAAGGCACTACGTCCTTTCCGTGAAGTGCGGAAGGCTTTGGTACGTGACTTCGTTGGTTCGCATTATGGTGCAACCGACGAGATCAATCGTCGTGAAATCATCATGAACCTGATGTATCAGACGGCTGAAACGTACACCATGAGCCTGGCTGCTAACAGGCCGAGATGTCTGATTACTGCACGACACCCAGACATCGAATGGTTTGCCCACACCTTCCAGCTAAGCCTGAACAATCTCATTAAAGAGATACGACTTGAGAACATCTTGCGTAAGGCGGTGATGGACTCTTTCTTTGCTATCGGCATTGTAAAGGTCTACACCGCTGACGCAGGACTCGTGCAGTTGGAAGGTGAAGACGAATGGGTTGATCCAGGCAAACCGTTTGCTGAAAACATTTCGCTTGATGACTTTGTGTATGACACTACGGCCAGCGAGTGGAGGAAGTCTTCGTTCTGTTTGAACAAGTACCGCATCAGTCGTGAGAAGGTCATGAACGATGCGGCATACGACAAAAAGATCGTAGAGGAGCTAAAGCCAGCGACACAGTATCCGAACTATTCCAGTGACTCAGGTGAAGTTCCGGTGCGTGAAATGTTGCGTAGCGAAACAACTGAAGCTGGCATTGATCCCATGCTCGACCTGATGGACATCTGGCTTCCAAAAGACAATTTGATTGTCACGATGCCGGTTGGTAAGGACACAAAGCCAATACGCATTGTTGAATGGGAAGGACCTGAGAACGGACCGTTTCACACGCTGAGTCTGACGTGTGAAGTCCCTGACAACATCATGCCGGTTTCACCAGCGATGAACCTCAAGCCGCTGAGTGATCTGGTTAACGGACTGCTGAGAAAACAGAAACGACAGGCTCAACGACAGAAGGATATACCGTTCTATCAGGCAGGACATCAGGACGATGCTCGCCGGATCGAACGTGCCAGTGATGGTGAATGGACACGAGTAGACAACCCCGACAGTGTGAACGTAATGAAGATGGGTGGAGTAGATTCCCAGAATCAAGCGTTCTCGCACAGCATGAGAGATACATTCGACCGGATGGCTGGGAACTTGCAGATGATGGCAGGTCTTGGTCCACAAGCGGATACGCTGGGCCAAGACAAGCTCATCCATGGTGCTGTGTCAAAGCGAGAAGCGAACATGCAGTATCGTGTCGTCGATTTCACATCTCGAATCTGCAAGGATCTCGGTTTACTGCTTTGGCAGGATGAGATGCTTGAGATTCCAAACGAGTTTGAAGCTGCTGGTCAAACCATTAGAGCTGACTGGGACCCCGAAGTTCGTGAGGGCAATTTCCTCGACTACAACTTTGAAGTTGAACCATTCAGCATGATGTACAAGTCTCCGAGCGAACGAGTGCAGGGACTAACAAACTTTGTGACGCAGATCGCCATGCCGATGGAGCAAGTGCTCGCTCAGGCTGGTGGAGCTGTAGACATGCAGGAGCTGACTGAAGTCTATGCAGACCTGATGGACATGCCACGACTAAGGTCGATTGTGAAGTTCGATCAGCCAGGTAACGAGCGACCTGGGCCAACTCCAGAACAACCGGCTCAAGCGAGTCACACAGTTCGTGAGTCAGTACGCAAAAGCGTTTCAACCGGCGGCACAGACAAAGCCAGAAGCAACGTGATGCAACAGCTGCTGCAAGGTGGTCAACCTAACGAACAGCAGATGGGAATGATGGGCAAGGAGAAAGCGACTTAATGAAAACGATAATCCACGTTAATCAACACAAGATTCGATCCAACATCAAGTGTGATAATCCTGAACCTGTGTTGACTGTAAAAGATTACAAGAAGAATCGTTACGCACATGAGGTCGTCATTAAATCGGATGGCAAAGAAATGGCACGAATAATTTATCGACCACACAAACCTCTCTCATGTGGAGCGAGATGCTGGATAGAAACGCAGCAGGATGTGGAGTTGGTTGATGGCTAAGAAATACTATTGGCGTGATAACGACGGAGAACTTGCATGGCATGATGAGCCAGCACCAGAGTTCGGTAAAGAGAACGCAAAAAAGACAGACCGAAGGCTCGGTACAAACGCCTGGTCAACTGGCTTAGTTAGTGATGCCGCTGGTGTTCACCCAAACCAAGTCAAGGAGTTCCGAGAAGACGTACAGAAGCAAGGGTTTACAGGAGTATCGTTCACAGAAGGTGGTGATTGTGTTTTTCATTCACGCCGTGAACGCGCACGCTATTTGAAACACCGTGGTCTGCACGACCGCAACGGTGGCTATGGAGATTGAGATGCCAGAAGAAGCAAACGAAGAAGTACAGGAAGAAGAAATCACTCTTACCGAGGATGATTTAGCGGTCATTGATGAGGTCGAAGCAACCGAAGATGAATCGCACGAAATAGAACAATCAGACTCTGTTGATTCAGAGCCTGAACCAGTTGTCGATGATGAACCTTCCATTGATAACGATCCGTCAGGTCAGACGTTTAATCCTGATCTGGTAAACCGAGCTTCGCAGTACGGCCTTGATCCGGCTGGATTTGCGAACGAAGAGCAGTTGCAGTATGTAGTTAACCAATTCAACCAAGGTAATGATCAACTCTACCAATGGCAGAACTGGTATCAAAACCAACTACAGACACAGCCCGCTCAACCTGCTGAGGATTATCGGTCTCAGCAGCCTCAGTTCCGTGTGGACCTGAGTGATGATTACGACGAGGGATTACGAACAGCAATTGATCAGATGGCTGCACAAATGCAGTCTCACTACGATCAGCAGCTCAATGTAGTCGCTCAAAGTATTCTCGATCAGCAAGACCGAATTGCCTATCAACAACAGTATGTGTCTCAGGCTGAAGCTTATCAGCAACAGCAGAACGCAGCTGGTGAACTAGATCAATTCAACAATGCTGTGTCTCGTTTAGACAACCAAACACTTTTCGGTGATTCGTCTTATCAGGAACTTGAGCCTGGTAGCCAGGAAGCACAAAACATGGAACGCCTGTTCGATCAGGTCAACGTGTTAGCTGCCGGTTATGAAGCTCAGGGGATGATCGCTCCTCAACAGGACGAGCTAGTGAAACAGGCATATCACACAGTGTTTGGCGACCAAATTAGTAACCAACACCGACAACGATTCAACGACCGTGCAAGGCGTAACTCTCGCCGAAGACTCGGTTCAGGTGCAACAACCGCAGCTCAACCTGAGCTTGCTGATGATGTAGATGAACTGGTCAACAGTGCAGTGTTGAAAGATTTTTACGAATCTGCCATGGACGACAACGGATCGTAGTCGGTCTGAATATAGGAGGGTATTAACATGCCTTTACTTCCAGACCAACTCGGTGATTTCGTTACCCTAACTCTCAACAACTTCAAGAAGAAGAGTTGGGTTGACTTGTCACTGGACAAACAACACCACGTCTTCGCCCAGAAATTTCTCAAGGGCAAGACACGTACACCGTATTCTGGCGGTGGAAATCTTGAGTGGAAGGTTCAAACAACCAATACCGGAACAGCGAAGTTCTCTGAGCTGTACAGTGTTGACGCTACATCAGTAAAAGACCTGATGACCACGGCGAAGCAACCTTTTACCAAAGCAACTGTCAACTTCAGTTATGACGTTGATGAAGATGCTTTCCAGAGTGACCGTGAGACTATCATTCGTGAGATTGATATTCGTCGCCACTCTGCCTTCAACGACTATTTTGAGTTGATGGAAACTGCTCTGTGGACTGCACCTAGCAGTTCAACAGAAAGCCCACGAAGCCCATCTGGGATTCCTTTCTGGGTGCAGAAGTCCACAACGACTCCAGGTGGTGGATTTACTGGTGGAGACCCAAGTGGTTTCTCATCCGGTGCTGCCAACATTGCAGTCGCTGATGTTCCGAACTGGAAGAACTGGGCGTTTAACTACACCAGTGCCGGTTCTCGTGATGACCTTGTAGCCAAGCTACGTAAGGCCATTTCACACTGTTACTTCCAAGCTCCTAAGCAGTTCTCTGAACTTGCCGGTGGTAAAGCTGAAAGTGACCACATGTTCTATACCACTTACTCAGTCATCTCTGATTTAGAGAAGCTCCTGGAAAGTCGTAACGACAACCTCGGAACTGATCTGATGAAGTACGCTGGCTCGGTTGTGATTAAGGGCAACCCTGTTGTTTGGGTTCCATATCTGGACTCAAACGATTCTTCAAACCCGATCTACGGTGTGAACCACAAGACATTGCAATGGCACTACAAGAAGGGCCGTGACATGTTGTGGCATCCACCACAGAAAGCTGCACGTCAGCATACTGTGCGTGAAGTTCACATGGATGCTTGGGGTAACTTCATCTGCCTGAATCGTCGAAGAAACTTCGTCGGATACGTGGCCTAATTAGGAAAGGAGTTTGAATAATGGGTGACCTTTATCTCAAACCGCAACGTGGGTCGAGCAATCTCTTGCGAGGCTTGTCCCCAAATATCTGGAGCCAGTCTCCACTGACGCAGCTTAGCGTTGGTGGAATAGACGAAGGCTTTGGAATCATCGACGACTTTCTGACGTTTGATGATGAGAACAAATGGGTTCTCACACAAGCAACTGCTGGTACTGCTGCTCTGGATGTGGCCGCCAAAGGTGGTGTGTTGTTACTGGATTCTGCCAGTTCAACAAACAACCAAGGTGTGCAAATTCAGTTAGGTGGTGCTGCTGGTGCTAGTTCGTTTATTGCGAACGCTAACTCGAAGATTTACTACGAAGCACGAGTGAAGATTGCTGACATCGGTAGTACAACCTGCCAGATGTTTGCTGGTCTTGCGATTGTTGACACCTCTGTGTTTGCCTCTGCTGCTAACAGCACGGCTAACCACATTGGTTTTGAAGCAATCAACACGACTGCAATGGGTATTCACAGCGAAAAGGCTGGCTCACGAAGTTCAACTGCCGCAGTTCACACTGTTGCAGATGACGCTTACGTGAAACTCGGCTTTGTCGTTGATGGCCTCACCAAGATCACGCCGTACGTTAACGGTGTGGCTAAGGATGCCATCACTACGAATATCCCAATCGTAGCTTTGACACCTAGCTTTGTTTGCCACAGTTCTGGCACGACTGACCCTATCGTTCATGTCGATTGGGTTGCTTGCTTCCAGGCTGAGCAAATCGCTAACTAAGTCTCCTGTGCGTCAGCTCTGGCGTGGTGGCTTCGGCTGCTGCGTCAGGGCGACTCGCACTTCTTTGAAAGAATCAAATGGCTTTTGTACGAAATGAAGCGGTCACAGGTTTTACCTTTGGCCTCGTAAATAAATCGAGCGGTGCAGCACTGACAGGTGTTGCCGGAGCGATTGGTAAGTACATCACCAAAGACGGTGGAACACAAGCAAGTATCTCAGGTTCAATCGCTGAAGAGGGCAATGGCCAGTACAGCGTTAACCTAACTGCCACTGAGATGAATGCTTCTGTGGTTGGTTTGCTATTCACGCACACCGATGCCATTCCGGTTCAGTTTACGATCAAGACGCTCGGAAGTCCGGCAGACACATCAACCGA